TTATTAATGTAACGAGTTACAGAAAAGAGGTGAATAAAATAGCAACTAAAAGTAGAGCAGAGTATATGAAGAATCGTCGAAAAGATAAAAGAGGTTTTAGTGTACTTTTAGACAAAGAAAAGTTAGATAAATTTGATGAAGTGTTAGAGGAAAAGAATCTAACCAAGAAAGAATGGCTAGAAGAAAAAATCGACGAGGAACTGGAACAAAAGGAATAAAAAATAAGGGTCACTCCCACCGACCAAAGTTTGAGTAACCCTTATGACGTATACTATCGTATATCAATTATAGTATACGTCATTCCTTAAAAAAAATCAATTATTAAGGAGTGTAATATTATGAAAAATGAATTAATGATGTTTGAAGGAAAAGAGATTGAAGTATTTGAATTTGAAGGAAGAATTTTATTCAACTCAAAAGATGTAGCAAACTGTTTAGACATAAAAAATGTTAATGAGAATATAAGACTTATGAATGAAAAGCAAGTTGTAAAGTTAAGAAATTCGGATATCAGTAATACTGACATCCGAAAACTTAAATAATGCTGGAGAAAATTTTCTTACTGAAAGTGGAGTGTATAAGTTAATCTTTAAATCAAGAAAAGAAGAAGCTGAGAGATTCCAAGACTGGATAAGCGATGAAGTTTTACCAAGTATAAGACAAACTGGTGCATACATAACTAAAATGCTAATCCCAAAAACTAGAGAAAAAGCAAGTGAGATTGAAAATTACAATTAGCCTATAACAGCACATCTATGTTAAAAGAATTGCTAGATGGTGCAGGATTTGACAATAAATCCAAACTATTAACAGCTAAAACATTATATAAAAAGGCAGGAATTGATTTGCCAATAGAGATAGATGAAGAAGAGCATTATTTTGACACAAAACAAATAGCATCTAAACTGAAAATATATTCTAAGAGTAATAAACCAGCACAGTTGGCTGTTTGTGAAATTATTAAAAAGATAAAATTAGAAGAAAACGAAGTTAAGGGAGTTTGGGAAACGAATGGTTCTTGGACTGGTACTGTAAATAAATATACAAAGAGTGTAATAGATAAGGTTAGAAATTGGATAGAGGAAAATAATAGACCTACTAAGATTGCAGGTGAAAAGAAGAATTATCATGTGGTTTATAAGATTGAGTAAATTTATCAATTGTATTAAATAATTTAGTTTTGAGGGGGATTAATACAATGTATGAGAATTTACTTGATATGGATAGAATAGAACTTATTAGAGAACTTGGAAGTATCTTTGAAAAAATGAAAAATGAAAATCCAGATGAATTTTATAGATTTGTAAGTTTAGTGAAAGAAGAATGTAGGAAAAAAGAAGAGAAAAATAAGTAAATAATATAAATAAAGCACTTGGATATTATGTTGTTTCAAGTGCTTTGTTTGTTAAAAAGTGGTATAATAAAAATATAGAAATCTATAAACACAAGTCGTTTTATATTAACTAAGTGGTATGTAAATCGTACAGATAGTATTGCATTAGAGGAAAGTTTAAAAGCGTTTTAGATTAACTATATGGAATGTAAATAATCCTTGAACAACTATCCCTATTGAAACAAGTATCGTTTTATATTAACTAAGTGGTATGTAAATGTAGAAGGCAGAATCTTAGGTGTAGTTTTATATTAACTATGTGGTATGTAAATGTGTTTATCAAATCAACTGTTTTATTTTTATTTGTAAGTTTTATATTAACTATGTGGTATGTAAATGTTATAATTCCAACAAAGTCATTACTATAGTCTTTGTTTTATATTAACTATGTGGTATGTAAATGCTGCAAAATTTTTTATTGTTATAGACATTGCCTGGTTTTATATTAACTATGTGGAGAAAAACTAAATAGAAAAAAGGAAGCACTTACTTAAATAGTAGGTGCTTTTGTTATTCTTTGCTAGATAAAGTAACAAGTTCGTTAGGTGTACATTCAAGAACAAGACAAAGCTTTTCGAATAAATCTAATTTTATAGAACTTGTTTCATTGTTAGCTAATTTCATCATGTTGGGATAAGCTATACCTACTTCTTTAGCTAACCAATATCTAGTTTTGCCTCTTGAATCAAGCAATTTATCAATATTAAAATACATTTTTTCACCTCTTAAGTATATTATACACTGGTTATATAATGTTTGCAATATATAATATGCAAATAATATAATTATGTAATGTTGACATTATATAATGTGTACGATATAATATACTTAAGGAATAAAAAATAAGAGCCACTCGCCCCTACCAAGTTTGAGTAACTCTTATTGACATATACTACATATGCATTAATTATAGTATATGTCATTCCTTAAAAAAAATCAATTAAGGAGTGTATTTTTATGAACAATCTAGTATTAATTAACAACCAAGAGCTACAAGTTAAGGAATTTAATAATCAAAGAGTTGTGACATTTAAAGAAATTGACCAAGTACACGAAAGAACAGAAGGTACAGCAAAGAGAAATTTCTCAGAGAATAGAAAACATTTTATAGAGAATGAAGATTTCTTTTTTGTAAAAGCAAGTGATTTTGAAAAGTACGGAAATCGTACTTTAGAAATTCCTAATCGTGGATTAACTTTAATAACTGAAACAGGCTATTTGATGTTAGTGAAATCTTTTACAGATGATTTAGCTTGGAAAGTACAAAGACAATTGGTAAATAGTTATTTTAGAGTTAAAGAAGAAAAGAAAGAAATTAAAGCATTAGAAAAATTAGAAACAGTTAATGAGTCAATTAGGTTAATAACTCCAATTTTTGATGATTTAAACATTGATAAAAGTATGCAATTTCTTGTTGCTAAGACATTTTTCAAAAAAGCAGGAGTTGATATTCCGCTTGAAATTGAAGAAAAGGAACATTTTTATGATACAAAGCAGATTGCAAAAAAATTAGGACTTTACACAATGTCTAATAAACCAGCATTTATGGCAGTTAAGCAAATTATAAGAAAGCTTGATATTAAAGAAGATGAAATGAAAACAGTATTAGAAACGAATGGCAATTGGACTGGTACTGTAACAAAATATTCTAATAAGGTTACAGAAAAGGTCAAAGTGTGGTTGAAAGAAAATAATAATCCTATCTCAATCAAAGGAGACAAGAAAAACTACTATATATTGTATAAAAATAATTAGATTTTAGTTTTTTGGGGGGGGTAATACAATGTATGAGAATTTACTTGATAGTATAGATATTGAAAAGAGAAAAGAAGAATTTAGAATTAAACTTTTGAAAATAAGAGAAACAGATATAGATATATATAATAAGATAGAAAGTATAGTATATAAACTTTCTGAGAAAAAATTAGAGAAAAATAATTAAATAAATAGATAAAGCACTTGGATATTCTACTGTTTCAAGTGCTTTATGTAGTAAAAAATGATATAATATAGGTAGGAGTTATATTAACTAAGTGGTATGTAAATGCTGTATCCTTTGCCCCTTTTGCTGCGTCACTCAAGGTTTTTATATTAACAATGTGGTATGTAAAGTCGTTTATCATTGCTAGCCTCGCATTCGTACTGGTCAATTTTATATTAACTAAGTGGTATGTAAAGATTCGCGATACTATTTGTGCAGTATCTAAGTAGGATGGTTTTATATTAACTAAGTGGTATGTAAATCATTCACTACAAAATATATATTCTAATGTATCATTCGTTTTAGATTAACTATATGGAATATAAATAATATAGTGACCACTTTTAGCTTTTTTGTTAGTGTTCGTTTTAGATTAACTATATGGAATGTAAATTCATCATTCACTTTTGCAACATGTATGTTTTTAAGACCAGGTTTTAGATTAACTATATGGAATGTAAATTATTTTACAGATGAACAATTACAGTTACTTCTTGAATGTTTTATATTAACTAAGTGGTATGTAAATGTAACTCTTGTTGTTCTATAGGTAAATACACCTGTGTTTTATATTAACTATGTGGTATGTAAATAACTGGAAAGGACAAAATAAGAGATTTAAAGATATGTTTTATATTAACTATGTGGTATGTAAATCTAAGAGTAATTTTTTTAGAAGGTCTTTAGGGGTTGCGTTTTATATTAACTATGTGGTATGTAAATAAGGCTGATACTTTTATGGATTGGGTTTGGGATGTTGTTTTATATTAACTAAGTGGTATGTAAATTAGTTAGTCCCATATCGTTATGGTACTGCATTAACGCGTTTTATATTAACTAAGTGGTATGTAAATATATTGAGCTTCATTTTTGGGGTAGAATCTAGTGTATGGTTTTATATTAACTATGTGGTATGTAAATGTACAAATGCACGATTAGCAATGATAAATGATGCTCGTTTTATATTAACTATGTGGACTTAAAATTAAAAATAATTCAAAAACACTTACAAATGAGTAAGTGTTTTTTTAATGAAAGAAGGTGATGATAATGTAAAAATTTTACTTATATAGTATAATAATCTTATAAAATTATGTAGGGGGTAATATTATGGGGTTATTCGGAAAAGAGAATTGTTGTATTTGTGGAGAAAAAGGGAAACAAAAAATAGCTGATGGATTTTTGTGTAAAGAGTGTTTTAAGAAATATGCAGTTGCCACCTTTACCCCAGGAAATAATTTATATGGATTGCCAACTAAACTAGAAGTCGAGAGAGTTATTGAATCAAAGAATACTAAAGAAGAAGAACTTAAAAATTTTAATCCTACAAAAAAAATATTAAAACTTATAGAATTTGATGATGATAATAAGAAATTTATTGTTTTAAATGGATTTAATAGAGAAAAAGTGAGTTTAAATGTTTATAATTACAGTGATGTTATAGAATATGAACTTTTGGAAAATGGTGAAACTGTGACTAAAGGTGGGATAGGAAGAGCTTTAGCAGGAGGAGTTTTATTTGGAGGAGTAGGTGCTGTTGTTGGTGGAGTAACAGCTAAAAGAAAAACAAAAGCTTTTATAGATAGTCTTAAGATAAAAATAACCTTAAATAATTTAAGTAATCCCAGTGTTTATGTAAATTTGATACAATTAAGAACTAAGAGTAATTCTTCGATTTATAAAATGGCATATTCTTCTGCACAAGAAATATTATCTATTTTATCAATAATTGTAAAAGATAATGAAGTTGGGAATCTACAAAATAATCCAGATGATGCAATACAACAGGTAAAGGGATTAAAAGAATTATTAGACTTAGGAGCAATAACAGAAGACGAATTTAATACTAAGAAAAAAGAATTATTAAATTTATAATAACTAGACACTTACAAAAGTAAGTGTTTTTTTATATGAAAATTTATGAGAGGAGAGTGAAAATATGGCTACAATACAAACTTCTATAAAAATATTTGATGGAATGACACCTGCATTTCGCAATATGACTAATTCTATTAATACAACAATTAATAGCCTTGAAAGGTTACAACAAAGATTGCATAATCCACTTAACACAGGTGGGATACAGACATCTCAGCAAAGTTTGAATAATATAGAAAGTATTCTCACAAGGATAGAACAGAAAATTGGAAGAAATGCAAATGAACAAGAAAATTTTAACAATAGTATAAAACGAGGAAGTGAAGCAAGTTCTGTATTGGTTTCTAGGCTTAAAAATATCGCAGGCATGTACATTGGAATAAAAGGAATAGAAAGTATTACAAGAGCAGCAGATACAATTGCAAGTACAAAAGCACGTTTAAATTTAATGAATGATGGCTTACAGACAACAGAGCAACTGAATAAGATGATTTATTTGTCTGCTCAAAGTGCTAGGGCAAGTTATGCAGATACAGCAGCACAAGTATCTAAGTTGGGAATACTTGCAGGAGATGCTTTTGGTAGTTCAGCAGAGGTAGTAAAATTTGCAGAGTTAATGAACAAAAGCTTCGTAATAGGTGGCACATCAGCGAGTGAAGCTAGTGCAGCAATGTATCAACTTACGCAGGCGATGGCAGCAGGAAAATTACAAGGTGACGAATTTAGGTCGATTATGGAAAATGCTCCTCTTCTAGCTGAGAAGATTGCACAAAGCATGGGCAAGGGCAAAGAAGCACTAAAGGATTTGTCTCGGACAGGTGCTATTACAGCAGATGTAGTGAGAAATGCTTTGTTTAAAGCAAGTGCTGAAATAGAAAAGAAATTCGAAAGTATGCCAATAACCTTCAGTCAAGCTCTTGTAATGATGAAAAATGATGCCTACATGATTTTTGGGCAAACCCTCGGAAAGATAAGTGGAGCATTACAAAGTGTTAGATTTAGTGAGATTGTTGTGTCTATGCGGAATGTTATGATTGCAATATCTTCAAATATTTACGATACATTAAATATTATAAAAAACATTTTAAATAGTGATTTTTTTTCAGATTTTGTTCAAGGAATTACATTAGGAGCAGTATTAATAATACAAGGGCTTGGAGGAATTACTAATGCTGCACTTAGTGTTGTTAATATTTTTGCACAGAACTGGAGTATTATTGCACCAATTGTCTATGGAGTGATAGCAGCGATTGGTATATATACAATAGCGACTATAGCACTTGCAGTAGCAAATAAAGTAGCATCTTTATCAGCTAGTTGGTTTAATTTTCAGATGACTCAGACAGTAATTATGCACGAGTTAGCTACAGGAGTCACATGGATGCAAGTAGCAGCACAGTATGGATTAAATGCAGCTTTATATGCTTGTCCACTTACATGGATAGTACTTGGATTTATAGCAGTAATAGCTGTGGTTTTTATGGTAGTAGCAGCGATAAATCATTTTGCAGGAACGAGTTTAACCGCATTAGGGGTAATAGTAGGTGCAGTATTTGCAGCAGTTGCAACAATACAAAATATAATGATTGGGCTTTTGAATGGTTGTATATTTGTAAATGAAGCTATTGCTAATGGATGGAACCAATGTGTATATTTGATGAAACAAGCAATTGCAAAAGGTGTAATCTTTATAATAGAAAAGATGGCATCATTAAATGACTCTGTAAATAGTGCAGGAAACGCACTTGGAAAAGCCTTCATAGACGGGGCGAACATAGCAATAAGAGGTGTTAACAAGTTAATTGACTTATTAAATAAAATCCCTGGAATCGACATCGGAAAAGTTGGAGAGGCAACATTTACACCTGTCAAAGCGGATAATAGCTACATCAAGCAACAGATTGATAGTTTAAACAGATGGGTAGGAAATGCACCAGAAAAAATAACATTAGAGCGAATGGGATACAAAAATATTGGAGCAGCATTTGAGAAAGGAAATGCTCTAGGAACAAAATGGCAAAATGCTATATCTAATAAATTAAAAGATACTTTTGACATTAATAAGATGCTAGAAGATGCGAAAGATAAGTTAGGCTTAAAAGACTTATGGGATAAAAATAAGTATGGGTTAGATAATGGCATAGGTTCAAGTGATTTAGGGAAAAGTGCAAAAGATACGGCAGGAAACACTGCAAAGATGGCTAAAACAATGGATAAAAGTCAAGAAGACCTTAAATATCTTAGAGACATAGCAGAACAGGAGGTAATAAACCGATTTACAGGAGTCAACATAAAAATTGATATGAACAATACAAACAACATAAATAGCGAGGCAGATGTTGATGGAATAGTTAATGTACTAACAGAAAAATTAAATGATGCCATGGTTGTATCAGCGGAAGGAATAGTTTAGAAAGGAGGTGTAATCGTGGCTTATGATTTTTATTTAGATGGAGTACAATTACCAATCGCACCACCCAAGCTTGAAGTCAAAGTGACAAATAAAAATAAGACAGTTGATTTAATAAATGTTGGAGAAGTAAATATACTAAAAAAAGAAGGATTATCTGAAATAAGTTTTGAAGCAGAGTTTACACATAATAAACTACCATTTTATCGCGGAACTTTTAGGGATGTTCAATTCTTTTTAAGTAAGCTAGAATTACTAAAAACTGATTGTAAGCCATTTCAATTTATTGTCTCGAGGGAAATGGGTGGAAAAGTACTATTTAACACTAATATAAAAGTATCTCTTGAAGAGTATGCTATTTCAGAAGATGCAGATAATGGCTCAGATACAAAAGTTGCAATAAAATTAAAACAATATAGAGATTACTCAACTAAAAAGTTAGTTCCTGCAACTCCTGAAAAGACAAACTATGGTAGGACTCCCCCTCCAGTCATGAAACCAAAAGAATTTAGACCAGATTCATCCAATAAGCCAAATGGTAAAACATATACAGTAAAAGCAGGGGATTCTCTTTGGGCAATTTGTCAAAAGCAATTAGGAAATGGTTCGTTATACAAGAAAGTATATGAGTTAAATAAAACGATGATGGATAAAGCTAACAAGGGAAAAAAATTAAGTAAATACACCATCTATAAAGGGCAGGTGTTGAGGCTTGTCTGATGATTTAGTTCTGGCGAATGATAGAGATATAAGGCTAGTTATTGCACATTGGGAAGATTTCTACGAACCTGTAGTTTTGGATGGTATCACATGGGAAATAGAGAGACGAGGAACACCATCTAAACTTGAATTTACAATAGTCATGGATGATATATTAGAGTTTTGTGAAGGTAACTCTGTAAGACTATATTACAAAGGTGTAGGTATATTCTATGGATATATATTTCAGAAAAAGAGAGATAAAGAAAATCACATTAAAATAGTTGCTTATGACCAGTTGAGATATTTTAAAAATAAAGATACTTATGTATATAGTAATAAAACAGCAAGTGAACTTGTAAAGATGTTGGCTAAAGATTTTAATTTAAAATACAATGTCATAGAAGATACAAAATATAAAATATCGAGAGTTGAAGAAAATAAAACACTCTTTGATATGGTCTTAACTGCACTAGATGATACTCTAAGAGAGAAAAAAGAAATGTATGTTTTATATGATGATTTTGGAAGAATAACATTAAAGAATGTTGCATCAATGAAATTAGATACTGTTATGAATAATGATGTAATTGAGGACTTTGACTACAATTCTTCTATTGATAGTGATACTTACACAAAGATTAAACTTGTGAGAGATAATGAAGAAACAGGGAAAAGAGATGTATATATTGCACAAGACTCTACACATATGAGGAGTTGGGGAATACTTCAAATGTTTGATACAGTAGACAAAAACATGAGTGAAGCAGAGATAAAACAAAAGTGTGATATACTTCTAAAACTATATAATAAGAAAACTAAGTCATTAAGTTTAAAAAATGCACTTGGAGATATTAGAGTGAGAGCGGGTTGTTTAGTACCTGTTTTTTTAAATCTAGGAGATATTGAATTGCAAAATTATATGTTAGTTGAGAAAGTAAAACATACATTTGAAAATAATTCACATTTCATGGATTTGACCTTGGTTGATGGAGACGAATTTGCTTCATATTCTTCAAGCTCATATAGTAGTGGAAATACTAATAATAAAGATGAAAAGAAAAATGGTCCTGCACAAAGTACTACGAAAAAAAATACAGGTAAAAAAGTTCCTGCTATATTTACTGCATATTATCCAGGGAACAATGCAATGGAAGGTGGAAAAACAGATTGCAATGGAAAGCCACTTGATGTAAAATCAAGAACTGTTGCTGGTCCAATGAATCGAGAAGGAGTTAAGAAAACTTGGTATACTGATGATTTTCTAAAGAAACATCCAGTTTTTGAATATGGAGATAAAGTAAAAATTATACTTCCTGGTACTGCCTATGACAACAAAGTATATACAGTTAAAGATAATGGAGGAAGAATATATGTTGAAACAAACGGAACATATCATATAGATATACTATTAGCTAATGCTAGTGAATGTAAAAAATTTGGTAGAAAGAATGGCTATATAATTATAGGTGGAGATGAAGAACAAACATATCAAGTTGAAGGTAATAACCAAAGTAGTACAAATAATAACTCTAAAGAAGATAAATTAATTAGTATAGCAAAAAGTAAACTGGGTTGTAATTATGTGTATGGAGCAGAAGGTCCTAATACTTTTGATTGTTCTGGATTCACTCAATGGTGTTATAAACAAATAGCTATAAAAATTCCTAGGACTGTTGCAACGCAAAGTAAGGCAGGCAGTGCAGTAGATTTAAAAGATAGAAGCAAGTGGAAAGCAGGAGACTTATTATGTAGAGTTGGTGGAGGTAGTAGTAATCACGTAATGATGTATATTGGAAATGGTCAAATGATTCATTCACCACAGACTGGTGATGTAGTAAAAATACAATCAGTTGATTCATATAGAAAAGGAAAAGCATATACACATGTGAGAAGATTTATTTAAGTGAGGTGATAATATGAGCCAAGATTTATTGCAAATAATAAAAAAAGCTGCAATGGATGCAGTAGAAACAAGCAACCCAATGAGGGTTGTATTTGGAACAATAGAAAGTATTAGTCCTCTAAGAGTTAAGATAGAACAAAAACTATCTATTGGTGAAATTTTTCTAATACAAACAGATACATTTAAAAGATATACAGATAAAAAAATAGGAGATAAAGTAGTCTTAATTCGTATGCAAGGAGGACAACAATATTTAGTATTGGATAGGATGTGATGAAGTGTTACCAAGCGATAATTTAGATTATGACATTGAAGATGTATCAATAATTAATTTTGATGTAAGGCAAGAACCAAGTAAGACCTTTAAATTAAATATAGAAAAATCTAAGATAGATGGTATTTGTGATGATGTTGAAGCATTAAAACAAACCATCTTTTTAATTTTAAATACTGAAAGGTATGAGCACCTTATTTATTCTAGAAATTATGGTGTTGAATTAAATGATTTAATTGGAGAACCTATTTCATATGTAATACCCGAACTTGAAAGAAGGATAACAGAAGCACTAATTCAAGATGATAGGATTGAAAATGTAGATAATTTTGAATTTCAAAATGTAAAAGGAAAAGTACATTGTAAGTTTATAGTTCATACAAAGTATGGGAATTTAAATGCAGAGAAGGTGGTGAGTATTTAGTGTTTGAGTTAATGACTTTTGAAAATATAATTAAAAGAATGTTAGATAGTGTACCAGATACTTTTGATAAAAGGGAAGGGTCTATAATATATAATGCTCTTGCTCCTGTTGCCATAGAACTCACAGAAACATACATTGCAATGGATGAATTACTAGACCAAACATTCGTAGATACTGCTAGTTATTACTATTTAGAGAAGAGATGTAAAGAGAGAGGTATTACACCTTTACCTGCAACCAATACAATTGTAAAAGGAGTTTTTAACATAGATATTCCACTTGATTCTAGGTTTAATCTAGGAGAATATAACTATGTAGCAATTGAGAGAATATCTGAAGGTATATATAAGATGAAATGTGAGACTGCGGGACCTATTTTTGAGTTGGGGCAACTAATACCTATCGAATATATAGACAAATTAGAAACAGCAGAACTGACAGAAATACTGATAAATGGAGAAGATGAAGAATCAGAGGACAGTCTAAGGCAACGATATTATGATAGTTTAAATTCACAATCATTTGGTGGAAATATACAAAATTATAAAGATGAAGTTAACAAAATACAAGATGTTGGAGGAGTTAAGGTTTATCCTGTGTGGGACGGTGGAGGTACTGTTAAGTTAGTAATAATTAATTCTAACTTCAAAGTACCAAGCACTGACTTAGTTAATTTAGTTCAAGAAGAAATTGACCCTCTACAAAACCAAGGAGAAGGTCTTGGATTAGCACCAATTGGACACCGAGTCACAGTTGAAGGAGTTACAAGTACAACTATAAATATATCAGCAGAAATAACATATAAGAGTGGATATACATGGGAGAATATAAAAACAATTGCAGAAGAAGCAGTTGATGACTATTTAAATGAACTTAATATGAGTTGGGAAGATGAAGAAAACTTAATAGTTCGTATATCTCAAATTGAAACTAGATTACTTAGTATTGATGGAGTATTAGACATTGCAAATACAATGATAAATAGTATTGCATCTAATCTTAATGTTGATAAAGATTCTATAGTATTAAGAGGTGAAGTAGTTGGATAAAGAGATTAATCTAATAAATTACTTACCACAAATTCTGCAAGATAAAGAAGAATATATAAAAGTATTTAATGTAGAAAATAAAGAAATAAAAACACTACATGATAAATTAAAGGACCTATCAAATGACCAGTTTTTAGAGGATTTAACTCCAAGTGGTGTGAAAAGATGGGAAAAGATAATGTCTATAACTCCTAAAAGTAATGAGAGTTTAGAAGATAGAAGGTTTAGGATTTTTAGTAAATATATAAGTAAACTACCTTACTCAGAGAGATTTTTAAGGAACTGGCTAGATAATGTAGTTGGAGAAGGCAATTATGAATTAACTATTAATAATGCTACTTATAACATACACCTTGAGAGTGATGCTAGAAATCAAGATTGGTTTGAGGAAGTTCATTCTTTTGTAAGTAATATTAAGCCATGTAACATGACACTAGATTACACTAGAGTGCTTATAAGCAAAGACAATTATATGAATTTTGGTATAACAACCTTAATGGGTCAAGAAATAACTATATACCCTTGGAGTCCACCAGATATAGAAACTTATGGAGAAATTGATGTATTAACTGGCAATGGAGTTGGATACCAAGAGGTAACAATATTTTAGGAGGTGATATATTGGCTATAGATAAAAGTTATTACACTATAATTACAGATGTAGGGAAAGCAAAGATAGCAAATGCAAGTGTCACAGGTAATAAAGTGGGATTTGTAAAAATTCAACTTGGTGATGGAGGAGGGAGTGAATATACTCCAACTGAGAGTCAGACAGCTCTCAAAAATGTGGTATGGGAAGGCAATATCGGAAATACAACTACAGATGAAACTGCACCAAATTGTATAATATTAGAGAGTTTAATACCATCAAGTGTAGGCGGATTTATGATAAGAGAAATAGGATATTTAGATGATGAAAATAATTTAATTGCCATTTCTAAATACAAAGAGTGTTATAAACCTTCTATAGAACAAGGTGCAGTGGTAGACATGAAGGTTAAAACTGTGCTTATTGTATCTAATGTAAATAATATAGAACTTAAAATTGACCCAACAATAATCTTTGCAACACTCAAAGATATACAAGACTTAGAAACTAAAATAGGTACTGTTAATACTAAAATTGATACAACCAAAACAGAATTAACAAGCAACATAGAAACTGCTAAAACAGAGTTAAATGGGAAAATAGGGGATACAACACAACTTACTACAACAGATAAAACAAATATAGTTAGTGCCTTAAATGAGGTAAAAGCTAGTGTAGATAGTATAGAAACAACAGCAGAGAAAACAAGCTATAATAATGCAACAAGTAATCTTACTGCTACGAATGTGCAAGGGGCAATAGATGAAGTTGTTAGAAAAATAGAAAAATTTAATGAGGTTAATATATCTATACAAAATGATATGTTACCTATTTAAGAAAGGAGAGTGATAAAAATGACTACTGAATGGAATTTTAATTATATTGGAACAGGGAAAAAAGTTATATTAAAACCTGGGAAGTATAAATTAGAATGTTGGGGTGCTAGTGGAGGTGGTCGTTTTGATGAGTGGACTGAATGTGCTAAAGGTGGCTATTCTAAAGGAGAACTCACATTAAAAAAAGAAACTATATTATATGTTTACGCTGGTGAAAGTGGGTACAAAAAGTTTAGTAACATTAGCGACTGGGCTGGTTTTAATGGAGGGGGAAGAGGTCCTAATGAAGGTGTAGACCCTAAATTTACAACATGTGGAGGCGGAGCTACCGATATAAGACTTATTGGAGGTGTTTGGAATGATGAGCAAGGATTATTATCACGTATAATTGTAGCAGGGGGCGGAGGTTCTATTGGTATTTCTTCTTTTTCTTCAATTGGTTTAGGTGGTGGATTTGCAGGTGGCATGGGTGTTAGTGCTGGAACTACTTGTACTGGTGGCACTCAATACGAAGGTGGTGTAACTGTTAATAGTAATGGCAATGGTTCATTTGGAAAAGGTGGTATTGGTAATGTTTGTGCTGGCGGTGGTGGTTGGTATGGTGGTGCTGGAGCTTCTACTAGTGGCGTAGGTGGAGGTGGAAGCGGATATGTTTTAACTAAAGATAGTTATAAACCAAAAGGATATATACCTACATCTGAATATTGGTTAGAAAATGTTAATAGTATCGCAGGTGATAATACTAGTAATGCTCATGGTTATGCTAAAATAACATTACTACAAGCATTACCATTTTTGAACATATCCTCATATAACTCAAGCACAGCAACATTTAAAGCTGACCACACAGACCCTACATTGTTAACTAAAATAGAATATTTTATAGATGATGTATTAAAAGAAACTATAACAACCGATTTAACTCTTGAAAAGACAATTAACTATACATTAGAAGATAATGCACTGCATACTCTTAAAATAGTTGTTACAGACAGTGCCAATGCTACAGTAGAAAAAGTTGTAAGCGTAAGCAGAGGAATTGCACCCCTTCCAAGTGGTTCTACAACAGATGAAGTTACAAATAAATGGATAGAAATTAAAGATACATTCAAAAGTGGCAAAACAAGTATTATAAATACTTTAGCATTAAAGAACATAGAAGCAAGTTTAAATAATACGCTAGTAGAGTTATCAGAGAAAATTAAAACTTCTTTTGATAGTTCAGATGCTAGTGTTGAGGAGTTGCAAAATAGGATAACAGAATTAACTAATCAATTAAGTCAACGAATTAAATATGCGACTGGCACTTATACTCCACCAGATGGTTCTCAAAATTCTTTAATTGTTCCTACTAAATTAAACTTTGTACCAAAAACTATTATAATTAGTTATATTTCTTTTAGAGATACTTCTCAACCTTTTAAGTATCTTCACGCTTATCCTTGTATGAGTGGTAGAGATCGAAATCTTAAATATGATAATGGTTCATATACTCGTATTGTTGGGACTGCTAATGTTAGAGATATTACTGCCGATAGTTTTAATATTGAAATAGGTATCAGTGATTTAAGTGCTGGAATTAAATTTCCTATTAGTTTTTATACTAGCACTTTTAGATGGTATGCGTTAGACATAGAGCTTTTAAATAATTAATAATATGAGGTGATAGAATGGATAGAGGAAATAGAGTAATTTATAATCAAGATGGAAAAATAATATTCCAAACAGGTGAAACAACAGGTGACGTATTAGAACATGATACAATAACAGAATTACATTACTTAGATGTTGAATATGGAAGTATAGACTATAGTAAACAGTATATAGAGTCTATAAATCCAGTTACAAAAGAACTAAACATAAAAAATATAGAGATTGTTTTGACAGATGAACAAAAGAGATTACAAGCATTAGAAAAAGAATTAAATCTGTTAAAAGAAGAAAATAAAAATAGAGATTCTGAGATAGTAAATACAGCCTTTGAAGTAGAAAATATAAAATTAAACAATAATTTATAGGAGGAAATGATATGTATAACTTATTAAAATTAATGATAGAACAAAAGAACTATAGCACTAAGGAGGATTTACAACATAAGATGGATGTATTCTATGCAGTGAATAGGATTACAGAAGAACAATATTTAGAGTTAACAGGTTTATTAAATAAAGAAGAAACACCAGTAGAACCAACAGTGTAGTAGGTTCTTTTTTTATAGACTTAGATAATTTCTAAGTCTTATTTTAATGCAAAATAAGGAGGAAATATGAACGTAACAATAGTTTTTTTAGCAACAAATATATTTATAAAATTAGTAATATTAGCAATAGCATTTGATACACTGCTAGGATGCTTAAGAGCGATAAAAACACATCAGTTTAATTCGAGCTTTGGAATAAATGGAGGAATAAGAAAAGTTGCAATGATAGCATGTGTATTTTTTCTAGCAGTAGTTGACATTCTAACAAAGTTTAACTTTTTATTTATGTTACCACAAGATTGGGTTGATTTTTTGCGATTAAATCATCTTGGAATATCTGAATTTTTCTCTATTTTATTTATTCTATATGAAAGTGTAAGTATATTAAAAAACATGTATTTGTGTGGATTACCAGTGCCTAAACG